CCATGAGAGAGTTGACCACATTGGCCTTGGAATACAGCATGGAGACTGTGGGAGTCTCCAGATCCTCTGCCTCGCCGGGGCGCTTCAGAATTTCATCAGCAAAACCCAGCTCCACAGCCTTGTTGGCGTCCATCCATGTCTCAGCATCCATGAGGTGGCTGAGCTTGGCCCGGGACAGTCCGGTCTTGATCTCGTAGGCGTTGATGATGGAATCCTTCACGCCGCCAAGCATCTCAATGGCCTTCTGCATTTCGGTAGAATCACCGTAGGCAACGGTCATGGGATTGTGGATCATGAGCATGGACACCGGGGACATCAGCACTTTCGTGCCAGCCATAGCGATCACAGACGCTGCAGAGGCCGCAATGCCGTCGATCTTGACTGTGACATTGCCGGGGTAATCCATCAGCATATTGTAGATTTGAGCTGCCGCAACACAGTCGCCGCCGGGGCTGTTGATCCAAACGGTGACATCACCAGAGTCGGCCATCAGTTCCTCTTTGAACAGCTGGGGGGTGACATCATCGTCAAACCAGCTTTCCTCGGCGATGGTGCCGTTGAGGTGCAGCGTCCGAGCTGCCGGTTCCGTCTCCGTCGCCGCCTGGTTCTTCCACTTCCAGAACTTCTTCATCGGGATTTGTCTCCTTTCCGTCAGTATTTGGGGTTGTATTTGCAAAAGCACCCGCATCACAGAGAGGGAGCATATTGCCGTTAATGAGATACAGATCGCCGCCGTCTTCTGCTGGAATGCGGTCCAGGTTTTCCAGTTCACGGATGTCGTTAGCGGACATCCAGCCGTTCTGGCGACCGATGGCGTATCCGTTCATGCGGCTTTGATAGTCGCCGCGAAGCAGACCTTCCAGATTGAATTTGACAAAGTATGTTTCTTTCTCTGTAGGGGTCAGAAGCACTCGCTGAATGGACTGCTCCCAGCGAACCACCCAGGGATCGAGTGTGTACTTCACAAACTCAAGGGACTGCTGCTCAATATTGGAAAAGCTCGACTTTTCCAGATCACCGACCATGTGGGGCGGCACTCGGAAAATTCGAGCAATCTCGTTGATTTGGAATTTTCGGGTTTCCAGGAACTGCGCCTGTTCCGGGGAAATGGAGATGGGCGTGTACTTCATACCCTCTTCCAGCACAGCTACTTTATTAGAGTTGCTGCTACCTCCGAAGGCAGCTTGCCAGCTTTCACGGACACGCTGGGGGTCTTTGATGGTGCTGGGATGCTCCAGAACACCGCCCGGAGTGGCTCCGTTTGCAAAGAACTTAGCACCGTACTCCTCGCAGGCGATAGCCATGCCGATAGCGTTCTTGGCCATGGCAATGGGGCTGTAACCAACCAGACCGTCAAAACCCAAACCCGGGATATGCAGGACATCTGAAGGCGGCAGACACAAAACGGTGCCGTCCATTGTGGGTGCTTCATCGGAGCTGGTGGTGTATTTGTAGTACAGCTGGCCTTTACTGTCTCTATCCACAGTCATGCGGTTAGGCATCAGTGGGTACAAGGCAATGATCTCGCCCTTGCCATTGCGAATGACCTGAGAGTAGGCATTACCCCAGAGAAGCAGATGTGTCATTAAGGTCTCACGGAACACAAAGGAACTCATCTCCGGGTTCGGCTCATCGTGGAGCAACCTGTACAGCGGGTGGTCGATGGCTTTTTCTTTACCGCCAGATTCGTTGTAGCGATACAGGTGCAAAGGAAGACCCGCTACCGCTTCGGCTAGAATACGGACACAGGAGTACACCGCTGTCATTTGCATAGCGGATCGTTCCGTGACGGTTTTGCCAGAAGTACTACCGCCCATGAAGAAACTGTAGCTGCTACCAGCAGTTCGGTTTTGGGGCTTGTCCCGAGATCGGAACAGGCCAGAGAAAAGGCCCATATTACTCACACTCCTTCAGTCGTTCTTTCAGGGCAGAAAAAAACGCCTTGCCCTTAATGGGCTGACCGCTGGCAGTCAGCTCATCTTCAAAAGCAAAGCGGGTATCCAGTTGTTTGGCAGTGTATCCTTTTATGAAGGTCCGCCAGGTATGCTCGTCCATGTACAGCAGCTTCTGCCACAACTCCGGGAAATACCTACGTAGTTTTCGCATCTCGTCATAAGACTGTAGCGGACAGCACCAGCAGGACACCCGGTGGAAAATGTCGTACAACCCTTCCCAATCAAAACCTCTCTCTTTGCAGTAGGTCAGACAGTCCTTTTCCGTCATGCCCCACTCCACCAGAGGATATCGGTGTTCCCGGATGCGTTTGGGCTCATCCGCAGCAATTCCGATGTACTGCACCAATGTGTATTCCTTGGAAAGCTCCCGGAGATACTGAGCAATGATCCGTGTCTTCAGCATCGCCGTACACCATCGGTTACGAGGCCCTGGCCAGCTGAAACCGCTGTACTGCTCCAGTTTGGGGTTAGCACGTTTTGGAGAGTAATCATAAAAAAGGTACTCAAAAGACTGATGGGACTTGAGCCGCACAATCGGTCTGCCAATATGTTTCTCCAGTTTGTCGATGTGGCGGTACATAGCATCGAACTCCATGCCTGTATCGCAAAACAGAACAATATCAATCGGCCAGCCTTCCTCAAGCATTCGCAGGAGCATAGCTGTCAAGTCTTTGCCACCGGAGAGTGATACGATATGTTTGATAGTTTTTTCCATACTCACTCCTCCAATTTATATAAAGAAAATGCCCCGGTCATCGTAGACCGAAGCACTGGTATCATTTCCGCAGCGGATCGCACGGTCGAGCGCCATAATGGTGGCAACCGCACCGTCGATCTTCTCTGTGGATTTTTCTTTGTCTGGCTTGATGTTACCGGCAGGGTCGGTACGGATGAAGATGTTGTCCATCATCCAGCGAAGAACCGGATGACCACCATGGGCGATCCGTTCTTCCAGTACCAGCTTCATCAGCTCCTTGGTGGGCGGCGACATATCCTTAAAACCCTGTCCAAAAGGCACAACGGTGAACCCCATGCCCTCCAGGTTCTGGGTCATCTGTACCGCGCCCCAACGGTCAAAGGCGATTTCTCGAATATGGTAGATCTCACCCAGCCGCTCGATGAACTTCTCAATATATCCGTAGTGGACAACATTGCCTTCGGTGGTTTGGAGGTATCCCTGCCGCTCCCACACATCGTACGGCACATGATCCCGGCGAACACGCAGTGCCAGGTTATCTTCCGGAATCCAAAAGAACGGCAGGATGACGAACTTATCCTCCTCGTCGGTGGGAGGAAATACCAGCACAAAAGCTGTGATGTCCGTTGTGGAGGAAAGGTCGAGACCTCCGTAGCAGACCCGCCCGGACAGATCGTCCTCGGGAGTGGCGAATGCACACCTGTCCCATTTCTCCATGGGCATCCAGCGGACGGCCTGTTTGACCCACTGGTTGAGTCTAAGTTGGCGGAAAGCATTCTCTTCGCTGGGGTTCTGCTTGGCAGACTCACAGGCATCTCTGACTTTGTCAATTCCTACGGTGATCCCCAGAGAAGGGTTGGCCTTCTTCCAGACTTTAGGATCTGTCCAGTCATCGCTTTCATCAGCGCCATAGATGACCGGGTAAAAAGTGTGGTCGATCTTACGGCCTTCAATAAGGTCTTTCGCTTTCTGATGGATCTCGTAGCAAATGGATTTCGTATCGTTACCAGCGGTTGTGATAAGGAAATACAGCGGTTGCATACGAGCGTCACCGGAGCCCTTAGTCATGACGTCAAACAGCTTCCGGTTCGGCTGAGTGTGCAACTCGTCAAATACCACGCCATGGGTGTTGAAGCCGTGTTTATTACCGACGTCAGCGGAAAGCACCTGGTAAATACTGCCCGTTGGCTGATAGACCAGCCGCTTCTGGGAGTCCAGGATTTTTACTCGTTTGGATAGAGCTGGACACATACGAACCATATCCGCCGCAACATTGAAAACGATAGATGCCTGTTGGCGATCCGCTGCACAGCCATATACCTCAGCTCTTTCCTCGCCGTCGCCGCAAGTCAGAAGCAGAGCAACAGCTGCAGCCAGTTCAGACTTGCCTTGCTTTTTGGGGATCTCGATATACGCGGTATTAAACTGCCGGTATCCGTTAGGCTTGAGTGTACCAAACACATCACGAATGATCTGCTCCTGCCAATCGATGAGTTCAAATGGTTTTCTGGCCCAGGTGCCTTTGGTGTGGCAGAGGGCTTCAATAAAGCTGACCGCATAATCAGCAGAGGCTTTATCGTAGTAGGAACCTTTGGCCATAAATCGAGTAGGTTTGTATTTCTTCAGTTTTCTGATATGCGGTCACCTCCTTCAAAACGGCATAAAAAATACAGCCTTACGGCTGTAACGAGGAAAAGAGCCTCTCGGCTCTAATCCTAGGTGATTTACTAATTCAGACTTTCAGCAGAATGCGGAGAAACTCTTCAGAAAAGGTGTCGAACTGTGTTAGCGGTAACGGTTCAACCTTATTTACCAGCAAGGCTTTTTGAACATTCCCAAGCATACAGCCGATCCCCTTAACCTTACCATTCGCATAGGGATAAAAGGTCAGCGATACTCGCACCTTGCTACCGGAGCAAACCAATGTGTGATCGGTTATAGGAAACACCCTATGGTCAACCACCGAAGGAATATCAAAGGTCGATGCGTTTACCACCCAACTGTTTTTGAAGATGCCACTCATTCCTTCGGCATCCCCGTCAAGGATGGGTGTGTTCTTCCTTGCAGTTTTACCGAAGTAAGAACCTTCAAACTTAAGATTACCCTCACGCACTGCATTTTCGACCGCCGTCCTTATCCCTGTGATGGTTTTTTGTTCATCTTTTGGGATGATAATTGTTGCGGTATACATTGGCGGAGAACCATCAATGACGGTAGGCTCCCAAATATTGGCATTCGCAATTGTCACTATACCGGTGACCACTTTCACAGCATTCATTTGTCTCCTCCATCGAAGCGAAAAAGTATGCGGAGTTTGTAGTAGGCTACCCCCGTCAGTGTTTCAATTACAGCATACGAAAGCCCATTGTCACGGAGTTCCACAGCATAACACAACTGCTCCAAGGTGGGGGTCGTTGGCTCAGCAGGTCTGCCGACAAGCCTCTTCCTAATCTTTTTCTGTTTTTCAAGATAACGATTTCTGCATTGCGTGGAGCAGTATTTCATGTTCCACTTTCCAGGTTCTCCCGGAACTTGCTTCCCGCAATATAGGCAGAGCGTGTATGGCAACGGATGTGCATAGCAATAAGCAGAAATAAACTGCTCGGAAATACCTGTTACAATGTGCATCTGCTTCAGCGTAAGGTGTTGCTGCCGATAATAGTCCAGTGCCATCTGTTGCCCTCTGGATAGGCGCTCTCGGGTTTTGTTAATCTTCACCTCTGAACCGGCGTCCATTCCATGTTGCCGGAACCAACTATAATAACAGTTGTCATTGCAGAATTTTTGAAGGACCCCATAACCTGTTTGGGATATTGGCTTTCCGCAGGCGGGACACCTTGTTTCCAGTACGGGGTTAGCCTGCAAACATCTTTTTACACGACTTTCAGAGATACCGACCAATTCAGCTATCTCTTGTACAGAGCATAGTTGACTACGATATGCTCGTATTGCCATAACTTGTGCCGGGGTCATTCCGAACGGTATGGATCTCACTTTCCCAGCTTCAGAGATTGCGACATTTCGGGAAGAGTGTAGCCACAAACCCACTTTATAGTATTTTTTAAAGCGGGTGCAAATGTTGGTGTAGTAGTGGTGAATGGCACTTGCTGTGACACCGTATGCTTTGCCGATGTCCTTGAACATCTCACCCTTTGCGGCTCTGCGATACAGAATCTCACGATGCCGTGGCAGCAAATGGTCAATAGCATATTCAAATGCCGGAGTACCATCCAGAAGGGAAACAAGGTCATCATCTTCTTTGCCCATAAAATCCGGAGTAAACTCTAATGCATCATAGTGCAAGGCAGTATAGCGCCGTTGACGTCTATCCTGGTTGCCTTCCGAGCGATCAAAGTCTTTCAAAACTGCCACCCACTCTTCATCAAGTTCCACATCTTCAAAGCCGGTTCCGAATCTGTACTGATATTTCATTCGGTTTCCTCATCTGCCATGGCAGCCAACAGCAACTGGGCTCCGAGACGAAAGCCGGTCTTGAAGCAGTCGCACTGAAGCATCATGGACATATCCGATCTTCGAACCAGGTATTTTTCCAGAAGTTCCAGGCACTCGGCATCTGCTTTCTGTTCGATGAGTTTCCAAAGTTCGGACATCTCGTGGTTCAATTTTCTTGCGGTTTCCTTGTCCCGGGGGCCATCTTCCCACGGGTCAATTTGCCCGTAGAATAATTCACTCAGAATATCTTCAGCCATCGGAATCTGCCACCTTTCGACAGGAATCGACGCCGTATACAACGCCCAATCCGGAACCGCAGTCCCATGCCACATGAATGGTACCGATGGAATCCACTGAAATAACAGTTCCCTTGCATCCAGGAAACAGTTTGCGAGTGTA